GGCAAAACGGACACCCTCCCGAGGGTCGCAGGCCCCTGACCTGCAAGGATGGAGTTCAAAAGAATCTCGGATTGGTTTGGAAGATGTGTACAAAACGACGGTTGCCCCTGGTCAGCGCCCCGTCGGGCGCTCGGAGCGGGGGAAGCAGGGCGCTGGCGAGGCTGGTCTGTGCTGGAGCAAACGCTATCGCAAACGCAGCCCTGTCCGTTCTGTACACCGTTGAGGCATAAGTCTTCCAGGTTGTCCTGGTATGTCCGAATCCTCGGCCCCTACGCGTACGCAGGTACCTGCGCGTGCCTGCACCTCGTGGCTCGTTGGTATCGCGCGTTGTGTGCACGCGCGCGTACGCAGGGCCTATGTCAGCATGTCATGACATAGTTCTCGTTAGGCAGCCTAATCAGTCCAGACTGACAGTCCCCCCTCTCAATCGTAGGCAAACAGGGCGCATCACCTTCATATGCAAGGCTATCAGCCCATATCACCTTGCATCTGCATGGTTCGGGACGATCGGCACGATTCGGACATCATGGCTGGATCTGGTGCATCCTGGGGCAACTCGACGTGCTCGGTTCGTCACGTTGTGTCCCGGTTTGCCCTGGTTCGACCCCGGGTTGTTAACTGGCCGCTGGGGGGGAGGGGGTGAGACCCCTCAGAAATCTACCATAAAACTTGACCGTGGCCATGACAAGGATGGTCTACAGAGAGTGACCGTTCGGCTATGCATCAGTCACTCCTCGTAGAACTTTGGTAAAGGTTTGGTAACATTTAGGTCCCTCAGTGGTCCAGGTGCCCAAGATGCACCCCGTACTATATATGTAACTATAGAACATGCGGAGCCGTTCATCAGAGGCCACCACAGGTGGCCAGCCCTCAAGGCTGGCCCAACCATAGTCAACACAAGTACGGCAGCCCTTCAGGGGCTGCCTACTAGTAGCTATAGTACTCACTACCGCTTCGCGGAACCTCCCCCGCTTCAGGGGCACCGCCTCCAGGGCGGTGACCTGGTAAGGGTCAAGACAGACTGACAAGGGAGGTACAGGTGGCTAGACCTGTCAACAGGACTACCCGGGAGAAGAAGGATACCATCCTCACCTACATGAGGAAGGGTATCCCTATGTCTAAGGCTATCCTCGACCTGGGTATCACCAAGCAAGCTGTTCAGTACTACAAGGAGTCTGACAAGGACTTCCGTGCTGAGTATGCCAGGCTGTCCAACATGGAGACGGCTAGTGCCCTCGTAGACAAAATTGAAGTACCTGACTTCCCAGACTTCTGTGAAGAGTACCTGGACACCAAGCTGTTCAACCACCAGCTCCAGTGGTACGACGTCCTTGAGGGTCGCGCTCCACGCGACCTGCACGAGAACCAGATCTACAAGCCAGGCGATCCTGGCATGATCATCGTGAACACCCCTCCGGAGCACGCTAAGTCCACAACGATCACGGTGAACTACACAACCTGGCGGATCTGCCAGGATCCGAACATCCGTATCATCATCGTGTCCCAGACGCAGGAGATGGCCAAGCGGTTCCTGCGGGCGGTGAAGGACCGCCTCAGCGGTGCGAACCCGGCCTACAAGAAGCTCCAGCACGACTTCGCTCCCGAGGGTGGCTTCGACGCGAACAGCGCGTCGTGGACCGCTGACTCGATCTACGTGAACGCTGAAGCCCGAGACTCCGGTGAGGCTACGCCTACCGTGCAGGCTCTGGGTATGAACGGCCAGATCTACGGAAACCGTGCCGACCTGATCATCCTCGACGACACAGTGACAGGTAAGAACGCTCATGAGTTCGAGAAGCAGATCGACTGGATCCAGCGAGAGGTCATCAACCGACTTTCGTATCCCGGAGGGGTACTCCTCCTCGTCGGTACGCGCCTGGCTCCGGTGGAACTCTATTCTGAGATCCAGAAGCCAGAGTGGTACGGGCAGGATGAAGAGAGCCCCTGGACTTACCTCACGCAGCCCGCAGTTCTGGAGTTCGCTGACAGTCCTGACGACTGGGTTGTTCTCGCACCCTGGACCAACCGACCCCCGGTCTCGCTCGGAGCAAGACGCCTGGTGGAGGCGAACGAGCACGGACTCTTCCCCTGGCACTCAGGCAAGGCGCTAGCCCGACGACGCGCAACGTCGTCGGCTCAGAACTGGAAGATGGTCTACCAACAGGAGCAGGTGGTTGAGGATGCGATCTTCCCCGCTGACAAAGTGGCAGCTTCTATCGACGGGATGCGGGCGGCAGGGCTCATGTCCCCGGGAGCACCCGGCCACAGGCCGCACGGCATGGACGGACTCTATGTCGTCGGAGGCTTTGACCCGGCAATCACAGGCCACGCGGCAGCCGTCGTCCTGGGCGTTGATCGTATGTCAGGTATGCGCTACGTCCTGGATGTATGGACGGCCCCCAACCAGAAGCCAGACGACCTCTTCAACAAGCTGAAGGACTGGACCGTCAAGTACCACATGCACGAGTGGGTCATCGAGAAGAACGCGATGAACCTGATGGTCACCCAGAACCGTGACCTCCGGAACTTCCTCGGCAGCAGGGGTACGATCCTAAAGGAGCACTTCACCGGAGCCAACAAGAACGACGCCGACTTCGGCGTCGCTTCGATGTCGATGCTGTTCGACGGGGCGAAGGAGGGGCAGGGCCTGATCAGACTGCCTAGCCGCTCCCAGCAAGAGGGTGTCAAGGCGCTGGTCGAGCAGCTCGTCACCTGGTTCCCGCAGTCCAAGGCCAAGCAGGACACCGTCATGGCGCTCTGGTTCGCAGAGACCCGAGCACGCGAGCTGGTCAACGACATCGAGACCGTGTTCCACATCAGCAACGACTACCAGTCAGAGCGTGACCGCAAGAAGCAGGTGACAGTCGACCTGGACTACCTGTCGCAGACGACCGAGTTCGGAGGGGGGTTCGGTGGATGGAGCTGAACAGAGGGGAACGTGCAGCCGATGCGGTAGCGACCTTCATGGGATCCTGGCGGTTTGTGATCGCTCAAGCTGTAATCATGGTCCTGTGGTTTGCGCTGAATGCTATGGCCTGGTCGCTATCGTGGGACCCGTACCCGTTCATCCTACTGAACCTTGCCATGTCTGCGGAAGCTGCCTTTGCCACCCCGCTCCTTCTGATGAGTAACAACCGTCAGGCCGCCCGAGACCGGGCGACCCTGGAGGATGACTACTCCCTCGACGCCGAGGCCCTTGAACTTACGAAGAAGATCGCAGACCATCTAGGAGTACCCCGTGACTGACCTTTGGTATCCCGGCGCTCAGCGCCATGACCTTCGCTCCGGCGAGGGCACCATGGATGGTGGCCCGGCAAGGGTCACCCACCACATCACTTCGAACAACCGCGACTGGACCTTCAAGAACGAACTCGGCTGGTTCACCGGAGGCGGCTCCTCGGTGGCGCCCACCATCCTGGCCGATCCGTTCACAGGCGAGGTCGCCCAGTTCTTCCCCGCTGACTACCGCTCGCTGAGCCTCAAGAACGCTGGCGATGTCCGGACCAACCGGACCGGCAAGTACAACATCCAGATCGAGTGGGTTTTCACGGAGGGTGAGGTCGTCGATGGAAAGCGGTACTACTCCCTCAAGGACACGCCGCTCAAGCCGTGGCCTGGTCTTCTTGCCTGGATCCGCAGTCTTGGCATCGTGGATGGTTGGCCTGGTGGAGTTCCCGCGAGCTTCGCTCGGGACACCGTCTCCCTGGCGACATGGACTGGTAAGGGCGGACACTACGGACACAACCAGGTACCTGGTAACGATCACGTCGACCCCGGCCCTATGCCCGACCTGTTCGGCGCCAGTCCAGCCAAGCCCAAGCCCGCACCTGTCTACGCCCCGTTTCCTGGGGACAAGTACTTCTTCTACGGGCGCACAAGCAAGCTTGTAACCGAGGTCGGCAAGGCTCTGGTTCGAGCTGGCTACAAGGGCTACAAGGTTGGCCCTGGCCCCACCTTCGGCCCCGCTGACCGGCGGGGCGTGCAGTGGTTCCAGAAGCAGCATGCAGAACTTGCCGGTGACGCAGACGGTCACTTCGGTCCACTGACCTGGAAGCTACTCAAGGTAGCCCAGCCCCGATAAGGAGGTGACACATGGCGCTCAGCCTCGAAAGAATCTTCGGTAAGGTCGAGAGCCTGCGCCGTGCTGCCGCTGACCGTGACCAGCGACACCGCGATGTGCACGATGTCCGCTCCGGCGACATCGACACCGTGATCCCTGGGTCCATGCCTGACGCGTGGCCCAAGCCTATCGTCGCCAACCTGGTGGACACCAGCGCTCGTGACATGGCTGAGACGATGGGCGTCATGCCCAGCGTCAACTGTGCCACTTCTACGATGAGCACCCAGAAGGCCAGGAACTTCGCCACCAAGAAGACGAAGATCGCCGCCTGGTACCTCATCGAGTCTGGCCTGTACGCAGGCCAGCAGATCGTGGCATCAGATCACTACCTGACTTACGGCATGGCGATCTACGTCGTCGAGCCGGACTTCAAGAACAAGCGTCCCCATATCCGGGTCGAGAACCCGATGGGCACCTATCCCGAGCTGGACGCCTTTGGGCGTCTCCGCTCGTACACCAAGGTGTGGCGGGAAGAAGCTATCCACCTGGTAGCCAAGTATCCTCAGCTCCTGCGGGTCATCCAGGGCAACCAGGGCGATACCGGTGGATGGGCTGAGCGTGAGATCGAACTGATCAAGTACATGGACAACGAGCGCATCGTGATGTACCTGCCGCAGTTCGGTAACCAGGTCATCGACGAGATGCCGAACGTCCTCGAAAAGCTCTACGTGTCTGTGGGCAAGCGTCCCGGGTACGACCACGAGATCCGTGGTGCGTTCGACGACGCTATCTGGGTTCAGCTCGCCAAGTCTCGCATGGCTCTTCTCGGCCTTGAGGCCACAGAGAAGACGGTGCGCGCTCCGCTGGCTGTCCCCCGCGACGTCCAGAAGATGACCTTCGGCGATGATGCGATCATCCGTACGGACAACCCGGACAAGATCAAGCGCGTAGGCATCGACGTCCCCCAGGCGGCGATGCAGGAGATGCAGGTTCTGGAGTCCGAGCTCCGGACCGGAACCCGCACCCCTGAAGCTCGCTCGGGTAACATGGATGCCTCGATCATCACCGGTCGTGGTGTGCAGGCCCTGATGGGTGGCTTCAACACGGTCATCACCACAGGACAGCAGGTGATCGGCGAGGCTCTCCGTGTCGCTATCAACCTGGCGTTCGAGATGGACCAGGCTCTCTGGCCGAGCGAGAAGAGGACGATCCGTGGAACTGTTCAGGGATCCCCATTCGAAGAGACCTACGTTCCAACTAAGGACATCGACGGCGACTATACCGTTGATGTCACGTACGGTTTCGCTGCTGGTCAGGATCCCGCTCGGGCGATCGTGGGTCTCCTTCAGCTTCGCGGTGACCAGCTCATCTCCAGAGACTTCTTCCAACGACAGCTCCCGATGAACATCGACGTTATGGCGATGCAGACCCAGATCGACAACGAGCAGTTCACCGACGCTATCAAGCAGGGGATCATGGGATACATGCAAGCGATCCCGACCATGGCTTTGCAGTCGCAAGGCATGTTCGATCCCGTCCCCGAGCTTCAGAAGGTGGCCAAGCTCATCGAGCTGAGGGAGAAGGGCAAGTCAGTAGCTGATGCCGTCCTTGAGGTTTTCAAGCCCAAGGAGCAACCGGCCTCAGCGCAGGCACAGGACCCCCTGGCTGCCGCTCTAAGCGGCGTTCAGGGCGCTGGTGGACCTGGAGGAGATGGGCGTGAGGAGCTACGTGAGCGAGCCGGACCGGGGGCGGCAGGACTGGGACGGGCAGGCCGACGCCCGGGACGCGGTGTACGCCAACCGGCGTCGGATCAAGGGCGAGCGGGGCAGGCGGCTGCTCCGCTCGCGTGGGGAGAAGCTGGAGCGGACCTTCGCCCACTGCTACGAGACTGGGGGCAT